GCGACGATGCTGGAAAGTATGAATGCGAAAACTGCCACGAGCTGATCAATTACGCCAGCCTGCGATGGATGGACGAGCGCGGCGGCTGGGCCTGTCCGCTGGGTCTTGACCGTAGCCAGCAGATCCTGAAGGATGGTTACCCCCGCGTCAGAAGTCGGCATATCTGGGCGGCGTATAGCTATCACGCTGGGGCTGAGTGGGGAAATTTGATAGGTGAATATCAAGAAGCACTAGAGGCAATGCGCAGGGGTGACAGTGATCTAATGCAAACATTCCATAACACCGTTTTAGGGATTCCCTGGGAAGACACGATCACCGGAAAGCTGAACGTAGAGGGACTATCTCAGCGACGGCAGGATGCAACAGCAGGAAATGGGTATCCAGCAGATGTGGTGCCCAATGGCGTGCTGGTGCTGACCGCAGGCGTCGACGTACAGGGTGGTGGCGGTGCAATAGCGGAACGGCTGGTGGTGACGATATGGGGATGGGGCCGTGGCGAGGAAGGTTGGCACGTGGGGCATTTTGAAATCGACGGCGACCCGCAGCAGCTGGAAACTTTGAATCAGTTGGATGCAGTGCTGGAAACCAAATGGAAGCGGGAGGATGGCTCAGAGCTGCAGATTGCGCTAGGCGGCATTGATGATGGTGGCTATGCCACGCATGAGGTGCGAGACTGGTGCCGTACAAGGGTCGGCAGATGGGTGCCGATGAAGGGATCAGAAAGCAAGGGCAAACCGCTGATCGGCAAGGGCGTGCCAGTCAATATCAACCGAAAGAATCAGAGCGTGATCAAAAAAGGCGTGCTGATGTATCCAGTGGGGTATGAAACGAGTATTCAGCACCTGCAAGGCCGGTTGCGGCAGGAAAAGCCTGGCCCTGGGTATCTGCACTTTGGCGAGGCGTCTACGGATCAGTTTCTGGCCGAGCTGTTCCCGTGGAAGAAGATGCCGAAAAAGGGCGCCGGCAAGCGGGAGTACAAATGGGACAAGCCGACCGGCAGCAGGGATGAGGCCGGCGACTGCACCCGGATGGCCTATGCCGCCCTCCAGCTAGTAAGCCGCCGCTACAACCGTCAAACCATGTGGGACCAGCTGGCGGCACAGCTGGCGGCCTCCGTAGCCTTAAACCAGCAGGCCGCGCCACGAAAGGCCCGGAGTTTCACGGTGCTCAAATGACCCAACCGCTGGAGCTCTACCAAGGCGATCTAACCAGCTGGATCGAATCCCGCGTGCATCCTGATGCCACGGCCGTTCGCGTGTGGTTCCGCGCTGCAGCAGCTGGCGCCGGTATCGAGGCGGTGGCCAGCGACACGGACGACGGCTGGCGAGTGACGCTCCCCGCGCAGACCACCGCCACCATGGCCTTTGGCGCCTGGGAGCTGCAGATCGTCTCCACGGTCAGCGGCGCCCCGCTCACCACCGGCCGTGGCAGCTTGACCGTCCGCAAGAGCCTGGCATTCAGCGGCACCCCCGGCGCCTTCGATGATCGCAGCCAGGCGCAGAAAGATTTGGAGGCGGTTGAAGAGGCCATCCGCGCCCTGACCACGGGTGCGCAGGAGTACCAGATCGGCAGCCTGGGCAACGGTGGCCGGAAGGTGGTCCGCGCCGACCTGGCGGAGCTGATCAAGTGGCGCGACCGACTCAAGGCTGAAGTCGCCCGCGAGAAACGCGCCGAGATGATCGCGCAAGGCCTCGGCGATCCGCGCCGGCTCTATGTGCGCTTCACGGGGGTGAGCTGATGGGTGTCCGTTCCTGGCTGCAGCGGCAGATCCTGACCACCCGGCACGGCCGGCAGCAGGGCCAGCGGATGTTTGAGGGCGCCCGGCGTAACCGGCTGCTCCATGACCTGGTGGCGCCGACCACCTCCGCAGACGCCGAGCTGCGCGTCAGCCTGGCCGTACTGCGCGACCGCTGCCACCAGCTGGTCAGGGACAACCCCTACGCCCGCCAGGCCAAGCGGACTACGCAGATCAACGTGGTGGGGCCGCGTGGAATCCAGATGCAGGGGCAGGTGATGCGCCCCAACGGCACCGAGAAGGACGTGCGCCGCAACCAGCTGCAGGAGGAAGCATGGCGCCGCTGGTGCCGGCCAGATACTTGCGACGTGGCGGGGCGGCTGAGTTTCCACGGCTTCGAGATGATGGCCGCCGGCAGCCTGCCGGAGTCGGGCGAATGCCTGATCAGGATCGTGCGGCAGCCGATGGGACAGGGCCGCACACCGCTGGCGCTGGAGCTGATTGAGGCGCACCAGCTCGATGAGGACAAGAGCGGGGTATCAGATCGCGCTGGCCACGAATGGCGGCTAGGCGTCGAGATCAACCAATGGGGCCGCCCCACCCGGTACGCCATCCTGACCCGCCACCCTGGTGACGTGGAGCTGGGCCTGAACCGCCGTGGCGTGGAGCGGAAGCACCTCCTGGTTCCGGCGGCGGACATGATCCATGTGTTCATGCCGGAGCGGATCGGGCAGAGCCGGGGCGTGCCGTGGTTGGCGTCGGTGATCACAACTGTCCACGGGCTTTCTGAATACGAAAAGGCTCACCTGGTACGGAAGCGCGTCCAGGCGGCATCGCTGGGGTGGATTCAGACGCCCGATGCCGGGCTGACCGGTGATGCGGTGGAGAACGGTCAGCGGCTATTCAACACTGAGCCGGGCGCCTACAACATCCTTGAGCCCGGCGAGGTTCCGGTGCCGCCAAACTTCGGGCCGGATGATGGCCAATACGATGCAGTCGTAAAAAACCTCACCAGGCGGTTTGCGGCTGGGTATGGATGCAGCTACGCCACGATCAGCAGGGACTTTTCGGACGCGAATTACAGCAGCATGCGCACAAGCGTCCAAGAGGATCGCGATCATTGGCGCGTGCTGCAGAGCATGCTGATACAGCAGCTGCATCAACGAGTCTTTGAAGAATGGCTCCGCGCTGCAATGTTGGCTGGCGAATTACCTTCGCCAGCTTTTAACGATTACTGGACTAAGCCAGAAAGATATAATGCCCCCATGTGGCAGGCCAGGAGCTGGGACGGCATAGATCCATTAAAAGACATGGTTGCCATGGAAAAAGCCAGGGCGCTGTTACTCGAGTCCCATTCGCAGCAGATAGCCAGCTACACAGGGTCCGAGTTCGGGCAAGTGATGGCACAAATCGCCCGCGAAAACGAGCTGAAAGAATCCCTGGGCCTGATGCCCACCGTGGAGCAGCCGCCTGAGCCAGCGTCGGAACCACCCATCCCTGAGCCTGAGGCGAAAGACCCCGACGACGACGAAGAGGACGCCGAGGATGAGGAAGCTCAGCCCCGGCCATCCGTAGCCTGAGGCCAGCGACTATCCGGCTTTGGATCTCACGAAACTCAAAGGCCCCCAACGGCGAGAGCTGCCAGGCGGCCTCCGCGTTGAGGAAAGCACCGACGAAACCCTGACCTTCAGCTTCAGTTCTGAGGCTCCTGTGAAGCGCTGGTTCGGCCGCGAGATCCTGGTGCACGAGCCAGGCGCGATGGATCTGAGCCGAATGAATGACGGCGCCCCGTGGCTTTGGAACCATAACCCGAACGTGGTTTTGGGCGTAACCGAAAAGACTTGGCTGGGCGACGATCGCCGGCTCTACTCCACGGTGAGATGGAGCCCCAACACCCTGGAGAAGGGCAGCGAGGAGTACAAGCGCCGACAGGACATTCAGGCCGGCATCACAAGGAACGTCTCGTTTGCTTACGAGATTGAGGACTTAGACGAGCGCGACGGCGCTTTCTATGTCACTAGCTGGCCAGTGCTGGAGGTCTCCAGCGTCAGCGTCCCCGCCGATCAGACCGTAGGCCTGGGCCGCGCCATGGATGACCCTTGGGTAGAGCCTGAGCCTGCCGCTGAGCCCACCCCTGAGCCCCCTGCGCCAGCCGAGCCGACCGTCACGATTGACCCCGAGTTGGTCGAGTCTGCCGTTAGCAAGGCCCTCCATAGCCTGACAGCACAGACCGCCGAGCGGACTGACCCCACTGATCAAATCCAAATGACCACTGAGATCAACGTGGCGGAGGTGCAGCAGGACGCTCGGCGCGCCGAGCGCGAGCGTGTTGCGACCATCCGCGGCATGTGCGACCAGTTCCAACTCCCCGAGCTGGCTGAAAAACTCATCAACGACGACGCTTCCATCGATGCCGCCCGTGCGGTGGTGATGGAACAGGTTGGCATGCGCAAGGTTGAGTTCCAGGGCCGCGTGCACGATGCCGGCAACGCCGAGCTGGGCCTGAGCAAGCGTGAAATCAAACGCTTCAGCCTGTGCCGGCTGCTCCTTCACATGACGGAGCCAACTAACGCCAGGCTCGCTGATGCCGCTGGCTTTGAGCTGGAGGTAAGCCGAGCCGCTGCGGATCTGCAGGCCAGGACGCTCAATAAGAGCGCTCGCGGCGTGTTGATCCCTTGGGAGGTGCTGGGTGTTTCCCGCGCTGCTCAGACCCCTGGCCAGGTGGTCGGCACCTTCGGCGACGGTGGCGCACTGGTCGGCACCGACCGGCTGGATGCGCAGTTCATTGACCTAATCCGCAACCGCAGCGCCTTCCTGAACAGCGGCCTGACCATGCTCTCCGGCCTGGAGGGCAACGTCGAAATCCCCAAGAAGCTCAGCTCCAGCCAGTACTACTTCGTCGGCGAGAACGCTGACGTGCCCAACAGCAAGCTGACGTTCGGCTTGGTGAACATGGTCCCCCGCACCATCGGGGTGCGCGTGCCCATCAGCCGGCGGATGATGCTCCAAAGCTCGCCCGATATTGACAACTTGGTGCGCCTTGACATGGCCGAGTCCGTTGCCTTGGGCATGGATTCCACCATCGGCTACGGCACCGGGTCCAACGGCCAGCCGCTGGGCATCATCAACACCACCGGCATCGGCTCGGTGACGCTAACCAACGGCAAAACCAAGCCGTTCCCCGTCAGCCTGGGTGGCGCTCCTACCAGCCTGGTTTGCGGCGAGTGGGACAACTACGTGGATCTGGAAACCGAACTGGCGATCGACAACCTCGACGACGGTTCAATGCGCTACATCATGAATAGCGTGGTGAAGGGCGCTCTGAAGCAGACCCTCCGGGCTTCTGCTGCCGGCTCCGACTACATTATGACCGACGCCGGTCAGGTGAACGGCTATCCAGTGACGGTGAGCAACCAGATGCAGCTCAACGACGTACTCTTCGGTAATTTTGCCGACTGCGTGGTGGGCATGTGGTCTGGGCTCGATCTAATCGTGGATTCGTTCACCCAGGCGGCATCTGGCCAGACGATCCTGAATGTCCACCAGGACTTCGACGTGGCGGTGCGCCGCCCGCAGTCCTTCGCTCTGGGTACCTGATTATGAGGCTGCAGATTCTCTCGAACTGCAGAGCAGACGGTCGCCACCTCTCCATGGGTGAGGTGGCTGACCTTCCGCAAGGCGTCGCCAACGAGCTGCTGGCGCTGGGCATGGCCTCAATTGCGCCAGAGCTCGAGCCTGAGCCAGCCCCGGCCTGCCCACCCAAGCCGCGGCGCTCTGCAAAGAACCCGGCGGTTGCCATGGAAACAGCTTCTGACGAGGAACTGGCCATGCCTGCTGGCCAAGTGCCCACAAAGTGTGGGCGTCCCGTATTCACCCCCACCCCGGAGGATTGATCAATGGCCATTGAACTCAGAGCCCTGGAGCAACTCCAGGCATTCACCATCCTGGCTCCTGCCACCCGCGACGCTGCGGGCAACACCACTGCGGTGGACGTGAGCAGCGTTGACGGCGATCTGCTGCTGCTGCTGTATGCCGCCGCCAGCGCCTCCAACACCGCGATCAAGGTGAAAGTGCAATCCGGCAATGCCTCTGACGGCAGCGATGCTGCAGACGTGGCCGGCGGCGTCTTTACCGATCTGGGCAGCACTGCTGCACTGCAGAAGCTGTCAATCCCCCGCGACCAGGTGGGCAAGTTTGTGCGGCTGGCCTTCACCGACGAAACCGGCAGCTTTTCCGCTACCGTCACCTGCGTGGCAGTCGGCGGCGCCCGTTACGCGGTCTGACCATGATCCAGGAAATCCCCGATGATTTCCTGCTGGCTGACTTCGGCTCCAGCGTCACTGCTGGGGCCGTTGTTGGTTTGGGCTTCAAGGATGAGATCAGTAATTTCGTGCTCGATGATCGGGTGATCTCGATCGACTGCACGCTGACCGTCCGCACTGACCTGTTTGGCGGGCTGCAGTATCGCGACCTAGTGGAGCACGGCGGGCAGTCCTACCGGCTATTGCATGAGCCCCTGCGGCAGGCTGACGGGCGGTTCTGCGTGATGCTGCTGGAGAAGATTGAGGCCGTCTTTACGGTGTACTTGGAAGGCGTTTTTGAGGCCGGGGTGTTCGTATGACGCTGAATCTGACCCGGCGGCTGGTCAAGGGCACGCCGCTCACAGCGGCGGAGCATGATGGCAACCTGGACAAGCTGGAGGATGGGATTGAGGCGCGGGAGGCGCTGGGCGCGGTCGCCGCCCACGTAGCAGCAGCCGATCCCCATCCCGGCTACCTGACTCAGGCCGAAGGAGACTCTCGATACAGACAATCAGCCACTGCGCTGACCGATGGCGACATCCCTGCAGGGATCGCCAGAGACTCGGAGGTGGCAGCGGCAATCGGAGCGCATGAGGCAGCAGCCGACCCGCATCCTGGCTACCTGACCGCCGCCGAGGGTGACGCGGCCTATGTGGGGCTGAGCGATGCCCGGCTGAGCGACGCCCGCGAATGGACCGCTGCCACAATCGAGCAGGCTGAGGCCGAGACCGGCACCGCGACGACCCGGCGGGCGTTTACGGCGCAACGGGTGCGGCAGGCCATCGCGGCATGGTGGACCAGCGCCAGCACCGCGGCAGGCCGCGCCATGGTGGAGGCGCTCAGCTCTGCCGCACAGCGCACGCTGCTGGGCCTGGGCACGGCTGACAGCCCATCATTTGCCGGCCTGACGATCACCGGCACGGCGCCGGTTGCCATCCCCCACATCCACGGCAGCATCGCCGGCAACTTTTACGTTCACGTCAGAAACACCAGCGGCGGCCCCCTAGCGGCGGGCACGGCGGTCTATGCGACTGGCAGCGTGGGCGACACCGATCGGATCACGGTGGCGGCCTGCGACCCGACCGACCCGCTCAAAATGCCGGCGATCGGCGTGCTGGAGACCACCCTTGCCAACAACGGCGATGGCGACGCCGTGGTACTGGGCGAGCTGAGGCCTTTCAATACCAACAGTTATCAGCTGGGCGATCATCTCTATGTCGGCGCTGGCGGCGCCCTGGTGGCGACGATCCCGGCATCTGGCGAGGTGCAACAGGTCGGCAGCGTAGTGAGGGTGAACGTCAACACCGGGACCATCCTGGTGAACACTGGCGCGGCGATGGCCCGGGTGGGATTCACTGGGGCCTATGCGGACCTGAGCGGGTTGCCCACCCTGGGCACGGCAGCAGCAGCAGCCAGCACGGACTTCGCCCCCGCAGCGCAAGGCGTCACGAACGGCAACAGCCACGACCACAACGGCGGCGATGGGGCACAGATCGCTTATGGCAGCCTGTCTGGATTGCCGTCGATTCCTAGCACATACGCCGACCTAGGGCCTCTCGGCGACGGCCTAATACTGGTGCTCAGCAACCGTGGCGAGACCGCAACGGCTGGCACCAACTATGCCGAGGTGCCGGTGCCAGTACCGTCTGGCAACTTCACTCTGACGGCCGTGCGGTTTGGCTCTCACATCGACACCACCGGCAGCAGCAGCACGACGTTCAACGCCTACCGCCGAACGGCGGCGGGCGTGAAGACGAGCGTGCTGACGGGCAACGCCACGCTGGCATCAGGCGCCAGCCTGGTTGACGTGTCGGCCAACATCACCGGCGGAACATTCACGGCTGGTGATCGGATCGGCGTCGATCTGATCGGCGTGGGCACTGGCGCCCAAGGACTCTTCGCTCAATTTCTGTTTACCCGTTCTGCTGTCTAACCATGACTGACACCATCAAGACCAATCTCGACACCGGCATTCGGTACTACGACGAGCAAGGCCCGCGCGAGGGCCAAAGCGTCGATCTGTTTGTGCCGGTGCGCGGCGAGCAAGCCACCAATCCAAGTGGCGCCAGGTGGCCCAACCTGTTCGGTCTGCCCTACGACGGCACCGAGATCCGGTTCTACCTCAAAGACGAACCTCAGGTGCGCGAGTACGACTCTCAGATTTTCTACGAGGTGGCCAGCTGGGGCCCTGTGGACTACCCCAACCCGAAGCCCGGCGGCCCTGTTGGGACATGGGAAGAGACGTTAAAGGTGCTGCGCCGGCCAGATGACGAGCTGCTGAATCAGGTTGAGGCCGCGAGGCTGCAGGCCAACGCCAGGCTGTATCCGAGCAACGAAGATCCGATGCTGGCCGTGCTGCTGGCTGAGGCCATCCGGCGCGATCAGGATGGCACGGCAACGGCCACCATGATCGACCTGCTGCAGCGGCATCAGGCGCTGGTCGAGGCGGGCTACGGCAACATAGAGCGGGCGAAAGAACTGCGCCAGCAGATCGAGGCAGGCCAGCCGTTTGACCTCTCTGCTGGATGGATCAATGAGCTGCCAGCATGAGTGGCGCAAGGGGCCTTATGCAGGAGGGAATCGGATGCTGATTGTTCAGAGACGGAGGGTGAGTGCCTACGACCCCGACGCACAGGCCTACATCACCGCCGCGGAGACCGCCGATGGCCAGGCACTGGAAACCGCAGTGCGCGATGCAATCAATGCGTTTGTGGTGGGGTGCAAAGCTGATGGGATCTGGAGCGCTATCAAGGCCAGTTGCATCATGGCCGGTGCCCGCACACTGGCCGGTGCGCTGGTGCCGTTGGTGGGGGCGGCGCCGACAAACTTTGGCTTTGTGGCGGGGGATTACAACCGAAAGACAGGACTAATGGGGGATGGAAATACAAAAAATTTAGATAGCAATAGGTTGTGTTCGAGTGATGAACAAAATAACGTTCATGGCGCGGTTTATGTAAGTACTAGAGATACTGCGGCAGGCCGATATTTATCGGGCACGACATTTCCTGCAGTTCCAGCGACAGGCACTTTTGCGATAGTGGGTAACACAACAGGTTTTCGGGCTAGAGTTCAAACTTCAGTCCTTAATTCGCACTCATCTAATACTGCTGTTCCTGTTCTCTTGGGAGTCTCTAGGGCTTCATCGGCTAGTTACTCATGGCGAGATGGTAGCAATTCGGGCACTCAATCCACTGCTAGTATTGGAGTGTCTACAGGGAATTATTTTATCTTCTCCGATAACACTGGAGGCAATGATTCCAACGCCCGCATCGCCTTCTACAGCATCGGCGGATCCCTCGATCTCGCCCTGCTCGACGCCCGCGTGACCGCTCTGATCAACGCCATCGCGGCGGCGATACCGTAACGCAATGAACACACTTACCACCACTCAGAACACTCTGGCCCAGTGCCGACCCGAAACGCTGCTGGCGTTCAGCATCGGCCCAGCCTGCGACCTTGCAGAACTGGACCGAGAGTTCAAGGCATGGCTCAGAACGCCACTCAAGCCTGAAGAAATCGAGAGGCCAAACCGCACCTCGTAGTGTCCCCGACTACTCCGCCCCACCCCACCCCATGACCACCCCCAGCCTCCGCGAGCAGATCCTCGAACGCATCGCCACCGTCACCCTGCCGGGCACGGTGCAGGTCGGCATCAGGATCTACCGCAGCCGGGTGCAGGCGCTCTCCAGGTCGGAGGCCCCGGCGCTGATCGTCAGCCCCGGCGAGGACAACCCAGTCAACGCCCCGCGCACCACCGGCGCAAGCCTGGGCCGGCTCGATCAGGCGCTGCCGGTGCTAATCGAGATCTACGTTCGCGGCGACGTGCCCGACCAGCTGGCAGACCCAATCGGCGTAGACGTGCACGCCCGCATGATGAGCGATCGCACCCTTGGCGGCCTGGCCCATGACGTGCAGCCCGATGGCTGGCGGCCGGAATATGAGCAGGCCGACGCCACTGCCGGCTGGATGCAGCACCGTTTCCTGATCCGCTATCGCACCCGCGACGACGCAATCAACGCGGCTCCATAGGCTGATCTTACGGAAGCTCAACCCCAACCATGGCGGCCGACCAACACTATGAGCACCACGGCCTGTCTGGCGAGTACGTGATGCTCCCCAGTGGCCAGATGGTGCCCCCTGCTGAGGCGCCCAAGCCTGAGCCCGCCAAGCCCGCCCAACCCGCGCCGAAGGCCAAGGACTGATGACCGAACTCCTGATTCGCAACAGCTTCGCGCTGGTCAAGGCCGAGACCGGCTACGGCACCCTCGCCAGCTCGATCGCCAACACCGACGCGATGAAATTCGTGTCGATGGAAATCAACCCGATCACCGGCACCCGAGTCGAGCGGAACCTGATCAAGGGGTTCCTCGGTGCCGACCGCCAGCCGCTGACCAATGAGCACGTGGTGGTAACGATCACCTTCGAGTGGGGCGGCTCTGGCGTTGCAGCCACCGCCCCCCGGTTCACGCCACTGCTGCAGGCAGCCGGGATGAACGTCTCGGCATTCGCCGAACTGACCGGCACTGCCACCGCAGGCGGCGCCAACACCCTCACCCTGGCGGACCTGAGCGGCAGCAACCCCGCAAGCGACGCTTACCTGGGGCTGCCAATCGAGATCACCAGCGGCGCCAACGCGGGCCACAAGGGCGTGATCGTGGCGCACGACGGGGCCACCAGGCAGGTGACGGTGGTTCCCTCCACCGCGTCATTCACCGGCGGCGCAGTGGGCTACAAGATCCCCGCGCTGTCCCTGCTGCAGCCGATCAGCACCTTTGGCAACGGCAGCAGCTGCACCATCGTGGCGGTAAAAGACGGCGCCAACGTTCACCGGATTGATGGATTCCGTGGCAGCCCAGCCCTCAACAGCACCCTGAACGGCTACGGCACGTTCACGATCACGGGCCTCGGCCGCTACACGACCCCCACTGCTAGGAGCGCTGAAGGATTCGTCTACAGCAACCAAGCCGAGCCGGTGCCCGTCACCCCGACACACACCAAGGCAATCCGGTTCCAAGGCTTCAATCCCTGCTTTGCAGGCTTCACATTTGACTGGGGCCTGTCCACCGTGTTCCGTTCGCTGATTGGCTGCGAACCTAAAGCCCTCATCACCGACCGCCCCAACCCGAACGGCACAATCACGATCGACAACCCGTCTGTGGCGACGAAGAACTTCTTCACCGCTGCAGCTGACAACAGCGGCGCCAGCGATGGCCCGTTCGTTGTGCAGCAGGGCACGACGGCCAACGAAAGCTCCATCTTCTTCTGCCCCCGCGCCGCGATCAGCGGCGACCTCTCCTTCTCTGATTCTGACGGGATCAGCCAGCTGCAGATCCCGTTCACCGCGCTGCCTAAGTCCGCAGCCGGCAACGACGAAACCCGCCTCGTTTTCTTCTGATTCGCCATGTTCCATCTGTACCAGCCGGACCACATCGAGTGGCCGGCATCGGTTGATCTGCCGGCGAAGGCGGGCCTAAAGAAGGCCTACACCTTCACCGCTCATTTCCGGGTGCTCGACCAGGAAGAGTGCGATGAGCTGAACGAGCGGCACAATGCGCTGATCGTGGCCACCATCAAGCGCTACGAGGCGCTGCAGAGCTACCGGGGCAGCAATGACCTGGAGGTGCTCACTGAGCCGCTGCCGTGCACCTATGAGGATCTGGCCGCCGAGGTGCTCTGCGGCTGGGGTGAAGAGGTGGTGGACGAGGCTGGCGAGCCTGTCGAGTTCACCGAGGCCAGCAAGGCCAAGATGCTGCGGATGCAGGGCGCTGCATCAGCGATCTTCAACGCCTGGGTCGCCAGTATCGGCAAGCCCAGCGCCGCCGGCGAGCCCGCCAAGTCCGCCGCCAAGCAGGGAGGCTTCCGCGCAAAAAACTCGTAGACGCGGCGCTGTTCCTCGCTGGCGCCGCGAAAGGTGAGGCTGACGATGGCCAGGACGCGGCCGACGCTGCAGCCATGTTCGGCCTGGAGGTGCCTGAGGCAGAGCAGCGGCCCAAGACGTTCGGGATCCTGCCGGAGAACTGCGAAGCGCTGGCGTGGTTCCTGAAGATGCAGACCCAGTGGCGGCCGGGGATGGCTGGCCCCGTGGGCCTCGATTACGGGGTGTTCATCCAATGCGCCAAGGATGAGGGCGTGAAGCGCCGTGACCGGGTGTGGCTGCTGGAGGATCTGCGGTTGATCGAGCGGGAGTATCTGGGGGCGGCGCGGGGGTGATGGGTGCGAAATGGGTTCCGGTGCGGTAGGGTGTGGGGCAGGTGCCCGCACGGGACACCACTGCCACCCGCTCACCCCGCCTATGGCCGCCAAACGCCCGCCCTTACTGTTGCGCGACATGCGCAGCCCGGCTGCTCCCATGCAACCGATGACTTTGAAGCTGCCCGGTCAGATGATCGAGGCCCTCGATCGCCATGCCGCGGCCTACAACACTTCCCGTATGGTCCTGGTCCGCACCCTGCTGGCCCAGGGGCTGGAGCAGCTCGAAGACCACTGATCATCCATCACACCCACTCGCCATGACAACCCATCTTCTCGACTCCCTAGCGGCCGACCTGGCCGCGCTGGAGATGCTCACTGCTGCCATCAAGATCAAGGTGGAGGCGCTCCAGGCGCCCGAGCCGGCTGTGCCAGCTGTGCCGGTAACGGCGAAACGGATGCCGAAGCACGTGATTGCCGACGTAATCAGCACACAGCTTTCGGTGTTCACCGAATCTTGCAAGTCCTACCACGTCAGAGAGTTTCGCGAGCACTGCCGGCCGTTCCTTCCTCTTGGCAGCGCCGACATTGAACGCGATCACGGCAACAGTGAAAAATGGAAGAGCCGCTTTGTAAGCGCGCACAATCAAATTGCCGCCAACAGGGGATTCACGACTGACGGCAACGGCAACTGGGCTGTGCCGGATGGGGGGAAGTGATGGGCGAAGATCAGTATCCGCATGAAGTCGGGTTTAGTCAAGAGGCCAGAAAACAGTTTGAGCGAGCTGCAGTTCTTTTAGACTTGAAAGACTGGACTGAAGCTATTGATTCCGGCATGTATATGATAACAGACGCCGCCGAGTCGCGTGCCAATGGTAAAGCTGCTGTGGTTTTCTGCACCCCAGAACTCAAATCCTCCATCGAAAACAACCCAGCCTTCTTCGCGGCCCTGTGCCAAGAAGGCGTAATCGAATGGCTGACACCGTTTGTGCTGGGTAAATCTACTATTCCACCCGAGAAAAACCAATGAAAGACAAGCTGTATGATTTTTTAGAAAAGCGCTCGCTGCTTACTACTTTTGGCATGATAGCCGGTTATTCTGTCATAATTCTTGCTCAAGACAACAAGCCAGTGCAAATAGCCGCATTTGCCTGTGTATTTATGCCTTCTGCGCTGGCGGCTGTATTTGTAATACAGGAAGCTACTAATAGATCCCACGCAAAGGCCCGACAACGCTTGCAAGACCAGTGCGACAGCGCCTCTCCTGACTGGGATGGCTTGGTGCGACTGCGGCGAGACATTGAGCCTCGCCTGAGGCTGCTACAGGCTCGGATGGAACAGGACCGGCAAGAGGTAAACGCCCTTTGCGAACTGAGCAGACGGATTGCCGAAAGCGATCAGGCGGCAGACTCCTAGACCCACCCGCCCCGGCCACCACTCCACCTGAAAAAAACTAGCTATGTCAAACTCTCAACTCGCTGCAATTTTTCTTTTTTTTCTTGCTGTAACTCTGCCTATTGCGCTGTTTTTTATGCCTAGTCCTGATGCCACGGCCGCCGTTGCTTTTGGGTACTTGCTAGCCGGAGGCGGTATCGCAGCTGTGTTGGCGAACTAACCCCACCCGCCCCGGCCACCACCGGGGCTTTCTGCTGCCCGCCCTCCATAGCCTGACCCTAGGACTGGCGATCGGATAACCAATGGCCCGGATGAGCATGGAAACCGCCATCCAGATCTCGGCCGAGGTGAAGGGCGGCGGGAATATCGATCGGGTGAAGCGCTCGCTGCAGGAGCTGGGCCAAGCCGCGCAGGTAACCAAGCGGGACAAAACAGCGCTGCGCACCGCAACGCTGCAGCTCGCCCGCGCCAATGACGGGACCATTGCCGGGATCCGCACCAGCGTTGCGGCATTGCGCGGGCTGCAGGAACAGGCTCGGATCGGCGGCCGGGAGTTTCAGAAGTACGGGGCGGAGATTCAGCGGCTGGAGGGGAGGCTTAGGAGCCTCGATAGCACTGCCAAATCGGGCAATGGACTGTCTGCACGCAATGCACTGCTGGCAGGCGCTGCGGGCGGCATTGCTGGGGCAATCAGTGCGCAAGCGGGAATGGTTGCAGCGGGCGCTTTTCAGGTTGGCCTGAATGCCGAAAGCGCTCAAGTGAGGCTAAAGGCGCTAACAGGCGAGTTTGGAGAGTACAACGAAGCACAGGCAGCGGCTGCGCGGATTGCGAGCACGCTAAGAATTAGCAACATTGAAGCTCAGGATAGCTTTGCGAGTCTGTATGCGTCGCTAAGGCCAACTGGCGTAACACTGGATGAAATCGAAAAGGCCTTTATAGGCTTTTCCGCAGCAGTAAGGAATAGCGGCGCAACAGCGCAAGAATCAAGCGCTGCACTTATTCAGCTGAAGCAAGCTCTAGCGTCTGGAGTGCTTCAAGGGGAAGAACTGCGGTCAATCCGAGAGCAGGCCCCACTGGTTGCGCAGGCAATTGCCGCTGAAATGGGCGTAACGATTGGTGAGCTAAAAGAACTGGGGGCAGAAGGTAAAATTACAACAGATATAGTGTTAAACGCGCTTAATCGGCTGAATAATACCCAATTAGGCAAGCTAAATGAGCAGTTTAAGACTGGCCGTCAAGCGCTGGTAGATCTGCGGGTGGCATCTGAAAACCTAGGCGTAACATTTGCTCGGGTATTTGGGCCGTCAACCGTAACCGCTATCAATGCCGTTGCAGCCGCATTGCGTTCTGCCAATCAAACGATTGGCGCATTCAGTGGCGATCAACCCGCTCAAAATGCAATTCAGGATCGACTAAGGGCGCGGCAACAAGCGGAACGGGACACAAGCGCCAGACCGTTTGGGTTGTTTGATTTCGGTGGGCGGCAGCAGTTCTTCAGGCAGCGCGAAGAACAGTTGTTTAGGCAGTTTCAAGGCGAAAGAACGTTTACGCCTAGCAGCGTGTCGCAGCAACAGCAGCAGGCCCAGGCCGCAGCGGCTGGCGAACGGGAAGCGGCACGGGTGAGGGCTGCTGCTGCCAGTGGCGGCGGCGGGACGGCTGGCGCAGCGGCGGCCAAAGGCGTGAAGGAGCTGCTCCGCCTTACTGATGCGGAGATTGCAGCAGCGGTCAACACGGCAATCGGTGAGTATGGCGGTCCGGATCCCCGTGGACGTACTGATGTGTTTGCCAATATCCTGGCGCGGTCCAGGTCGGGGCAGTTCCCGTCCAATCTGGTTGATGTTGTCACCCAGTCGGGGCAGTATGCTCCCAACTTTGGGCGCAGTCGTGCGCAGGTTGTCAACCCCAACCTGTATGGTCGCTCACGATTTGAGCAGGTAAAGGCTGAACTGTTGAATCCTCAGCTGCTTTCGCAGTCAGTGCAGGACGTTAACAGCAGGTTGTATTTCAAGGGCATCAGCCAATACGGCAACATGATGTCAGGCGACTTTCTACGCGCCCAAGGCCAGAACTTCTTTCATGGTCCAGGGCGTCAACTTGGCACCAATCCTCAGATCACCGCTGGTCTACTACGCGACCTTGAAGGCGCAAGTGGAGTGGTCAGTTTTATTGACGAACAACAGCAAGCCGCCGAACAACTCCGCGAACGCCAACAAGCCACCACCGCCGAGCTTGAAAAGTTCATCGAGGCCAGGACCCAGGCTGTCGTCAAGCTCAACCAAGAAAGCGAGCTGCTGGGCGCAACAACTGATCTTGATCGCCGCCGGCTGGAGTACGCCTTCGAGCAGCTGGAGATCAATGACAGGGCGATTCAGGCCAAGAAAGAGTTTCAGGAGCTGGAGAAACAGCTGGTCGAGCTGGGCATCGATTACAACGCTGAGCAACAGCTGGCGCGGATCGAATCGGAGAAAGAGCACGCCCTGAAGAACGCCCAAGTCAAGGCCGAACAGGACATCAACGACCTGATGGCCGAGCGCGTCCGCATGATGCAGCAGCTGACCAGCCAGGCCGCCGAGCCAGCCGCCTTCCAGACCCAGGGCATGGCGATCGAGGCCCAAATCGCCACCCTGAAAGACGACCTAGCCGAAATGACCAGCATTGCCACCCTGGCGGGCAAGTCTGCCGAGACGATCGGTGGGGCGTTCGGCAATGCGTTCCGCGACCTGATCAGCGGCGCAGCGAGCGCCCGGCAAGTGCTGGCCGGATTCTTCCAAGACGTGGCCCAAGGATTCGCGCAGATGGCCGCAGAGATCATCGCCAAGCAGATGGCCATGATCGCGCTCCAGACGATCCTGAAGGCGCTGGGCGCGGTGGCTGGGGGTGGTTCGACGTTTGCCGCGGGTGGGCAGGGCGGCATCAGCCCTGCACTCGGCTTTGACCCAGGCGGATTTGCAGCCGGCGATACCGGCATCCCGTTCTTCGGCCGCGCCCTCGGCGGCCCCGTCTCCCCAGGCCAGGTCTACCGCACCGGCGAGAACGGCACCGAGCTGTTCGTGCCCTATCAGGCCGGCACCATCATCCCGGCTGAGGCCACCGAAGCGCTGGAGGCGATCAACAACGCCAGCCTGCGGGGCCTGTCGGTGCCGTTCCAGGCCACCGCTGCTACCGCTGCCAAGGCCTCCCAGCAGGGCGGCGGCTCCAGCTCCAGCAGCGGCCTGAGCGTGCCGTTCCAGCGCGGCATGGAGGGCCTGAGCGTGCCATTCCAGCGCGGCGGCATGGATGGATCCGCAGCGGCTGGCATGGGTGCGGGCGGCGGTGATGGCCTTATCCGATTCGAGACTGTGCAGATTGGCGAGCTCGATTTCGTCACCAAGGATGAGGCGCAACGGATCGGCCGCGAGTCTGCCAAGCAAGGCGCCGCACTGGCCCTGAAGCGCTACAAGAACAACCCCACGGACCGGCGTGGAGCCGGCCTGCCCTAATGGAACTCTGCAACTTCCTGCGGTTCAAGCGCCGGGATGGCACCTATACCACCTGGCTGGCCCAGAACTACCTCATCGGCCAGACCATCGCGCACAACGGCCAGAGCTACCCCTACCTACCGGTGGCGGTGGCCACCAACTCCAGCACCCGAGGCGGTGATCGATCCGAGGCGGTGGTGGCCGCGCCGGTGTCGGCGCTGAGCGTGAACGTGTTTGCCGAGGCCAGCCGCGAACGGTGGCTGCTCGAGGTGCGATCGGTGAAGGTCAACCGGGTTGACCAGTCGCTGGGCGTGCTGCTCACGACGGAATACTGGGCCGCGCAGCAGCTGCAGGGCGACGTGAGCGAGCCGATTGTGAGACTCCAGTTGGCCAGCCCGCTCGATGCGGTGCAGGCGCCCGGTGGCAGGGTGCTGTCTCAGGTGCTGGTGGGTGCGCTGCCTACCAGTGGAAACTTGACGCTGCAATGACCGCAGACTGGCCCGCCTGGGTAAGCGCCCGCCTGCCGCATGTGATCGGCGCCGACCCTGACGACGGCAAGGGCATCTGCTGCCTGGTGATGGCCGCCAAGGTCCGCCGCAGCGCCGGCCTGGCCATGCCTGATCTGGACCCTCAATGGTTCGCCATGGCCGCCACCGGGCAATGGGATCAGCTGCAGCGGGAATGGAGGCGCCTGATGGTCCCCCACAGACTGGAGCAGTACGCGCTGGCGCTCCACCGCCAGCCCCTGGGTCTCAGTGTTGGCGTGGTGGTTGATGACGGCCTGCTGATCGTGCATCACCGCCGCGGGGCGCAGTGGTTGCCGCTGGAGGTCGCCGGCCAGCTCATGCCCCTTGAATACTGGAGGCCCCGCGATGCTGCCGTCTGATCGCTATCTGGCTGAGCTGCTGGGCCTGAGCGATGAGCAGTACGAGCTCTGGCGCGATGAGGTCCGCAAGCGTGCAGCGGAGGCGCCCAAGCCTGCGGTAACGGCTGGCATCGTCGAGTTCACCGCAGCGCAGATCGTGGTGCTGGTCACTACGGCTATCAGCATCGGCGCCCAGCTGATCAGCGTCTTGCTGGCCCCCAACGCCCCCCGTAACCGGCGCACGGCGGAGCTGGGGCAGCGGCAGGTGCAGGGGCGCAACCAGACGAGCATTGAATCCCTAGCGCCCCGTGGCGGGTTTGATGCGGTCCAGGACGTGGCCGCGATCGGCGAGCCTATCCCCGTGGTCTACGCCAACCGCGAAACCATCGGCGGCGTGACCTATGGCGGCGTCAGGGTGAACGCCACCCTGCTGTGGTCGCAGATTTGGAGCCTGGGCGGCAGTCAGATGGTGCGTGCCGTTTTCATGGTTGGCGAGGGGCGGCTGGCCGGGATCGACCCCAACGGGTTTGCGATCGGCGATTCAACGATCAACACTTATGACCTGGGCAGCAGCGGCGCCAACAGCAGCAGCGCCCGCATCACGATCTACCACCGCCCGGACGGCGGCCGGATCCGCTCGGCTGATCGCATCGCCGGCCGCGCTGCGGCGAACGACATCGGCAACGCAGAAAACGACGGCGGCGCCGATGTGTTCATGGCCCGAGGGCTGGGCAACACCTATCAGGCGGTCTTCAGCGCCACCAGCAAGCCCAGCACCTCCACCACGTTTGGCGTCTACGGCCTGATCGGCAACAACCTGGGATTCAAGCTCAATCCGCAGCTCCGGCCGCAGTTCACCGCCCGGCTGCGGCCCATCGGCAGCAGCGGTAACGCGATCGTCGCCTGCGACATTGATCAGTCCGTGGTGGTGCAGCGGGCAAAGGAATCAGCGTTCTACTCAACCCGCTCCGGCGTGATCTCTGGGTCGTTTGGCCTGGGCGATTCGTTCACCTATCGGCTCGACCGCAGCAGCGACTATCTGACCACGTTTCAATCGGCAGCGGATAACGCCACTTGGACCGCTGCAGTGGTGCCTCAGGACAAGTCCAAGATCTACGAGCAAGACACAGAAAATCGCATCACCGGGTTTGCGTTTGCAAATCGGATGGCACTGAGCGCGGTCACGGTTGGGTCTGACCGGCTGGAGGTCACGGCCACCTTCGATGTGGACACGGTGCGCACAAAGCTGATTGATGACAGCGCGGCCCGTGGTCAGTACGTGGTGGAGTATTTCATCGAGGTGGACAACGGCCTGTCAGGCCAGAGGCGCCAGACGATTCAAGCGCCGTTTAACGTCACGATCACGATTCAGAGCAACAAGAGCGACCAGACCATTGATGTCACCAAAGACGGTGATGGCAAGGTGACGGACGTGGCGATCAACGCCTCCAGCACGTCAAACAGATACACCTTTGAAGGCGACGTAGATGAAGACTCCGGCCCGGTGAACGCGCTCACCAGCCCGCGGCGGCTGCAGGCGTTGATCGTGTTCCCGATCGAGGGCCTTGACGCAGCACAGGAAACCGCTGCCGACGTGGCCAGCACTGTCGCCGGCCGGCAGAAGGCCTGGGACGATGCAATCGTGGTAGGCGATCTCTACAAGATCGGCTCAGCCCTGGCAATCTGCTCCGGCCGCAGCCCCAGCGATCGGATCTTCGTCAGCGATTCTGAGGACGGCGCGGGCGGCACCGGGCAGACGATCAATGCCTCCTTCAGCGTGGTGCGGGCCGGCACTGCGGCCACGGTGAGCACCGGCACGATCACGGCAGCCGGGACCACCAGCACGACCCGACAGACGGCCACCAGCGCCCCGCACCTGATGCGCTGCGCGATAGCGCACCATGCGACCAAAGATGAATGCCGAATCATTGAGGTTGGCATCAGATCGACGCTCGGGATCCGCATCGGCGGGCTGTGCAACTGCCGCGACTCGCTGACGCTGGCGGAGATTGACGGCAGGGCCTGCCTGTTCCGCGAGAACGACAAGATAAAACGCGGCCAGAGGGTCAACGTTGACCAGTACCAGAGCGGTGTGATCAGCACCTCAGAGGAGCGTTACTCGTTCTTCCGGGTGTCGTTTCGCGAGTTCGGCGATGGTGCGTTTACCCAGCTGGCGCCGTGCTTCGGGATCCGCTCCGGCAGCGATCAGCCGACCTTCAACTACCTGCGGCTGGAGATGCCATCGCTCAAGCGGTGGGAGCTGCGGTTCGAGCCCCTGACCGGCTGGGAGATCCGCAGCGGCACGGCCACCGGCGACCTGGTGATCCTCGACGCCAAGCTCTCCGGTGCAGTGAGCGGCACCAGTGGCGGCGTCACCTGGCGGAGCAGCGGCGAGGTGGTAAGCCGCGTCCGATCGCAGTTCACCATCACCACCACCCGACGAGATCCGTCGATCGGGATCCCCCGGCCGGATGACAACAACTACCTCGACGCCTGGGGGAAGCTCGCCGAGGCCTTCGTCTACGAAGAGGCCCAGTCCACCGCCAGCGGCGGCCCTGAGCACGAAATCGTCTACGTCACCGAAATTAGAGAGAACGACGCAGCGCCCCAGTACACCGGCATCAGCCTGCTGGGCGTAAATGCCAGGTCAACGTTTGAGTGGCGGCAATTCAGCCAGCTGTCGCTCTATGTCACCGGCGGCACGGAGGTGCGGCGGCTGCTCAACAGCCTTACCACTGGCCCATCCCACTTGCTGCCAGACCTGGCGCTGGACCGGCTTACCAACCCCAAATACGGCCCCGACGCTGTGCCGGATGACCTGGTGAAGCTGGCCAACTTCCAAACGGCAGCTCAGTGGTGCTACGACCGGAAATACTTCTTTGACGGCGGGGTGATCATCAGCCAGGAATCGCCGCGGCAATGGATCGCCGACACGGCCGGCGCCATGTTGCTCGATTTCCGCGAGGTGGGCGGCCAGTACGACCTAGTGCCATTCATCTCCTTCGGCGCGGTCACCCACAAGGCGCTATTCACCGCCGGCAACATCGCCGAGGGCACATTCCAGTTTGAGACCATCCCACCCGATGAGCGGCCGGCGCGGCGGATCAGCGTAAAGTGGCGGCAGGAACGCAGCTCCACCAACCCCACCAGTCCGGGCCTGTTCCCTGAGGAGCGCGAGGTACTGGTACGCGAGGCGGCGCCCCACGGCAGCGACAGCCTGCCGATTGAGCCAATCAACCTGGCGGCGTTCTGCACCAACCGAAACCACGCCATTGACGTGGCGAAGTTCACGCTGAGGATGCGGAGATTCAGGGATCACACGATCCGCTTCAGGACCACCTACGACGGGCTGGAGGGCATCAGCACCGGCGTGGGGCCCGGCGATCTGATTCGGGTGGCAATGGACGTGACCACGTTCAACGAGTTCAACAACGGGGCAGTGCTGGGCAATGGCACGGTGGTAAGCACCACGCCACTGGCCAACGGGACCTACGACGTGGTGAGCTGGGGCGGCAGCGGGGCAGTGAACGATGCCGGCACCCTGACAGTCACCAACGGGCAGGGATCGCCAGCCGGGATCATGTTCACCGTGAAGCAGACCAGTACGCAGGTGCGGACCTATCAGATCAGCCGGATAACCCCGACCGAGGATGGCGTCTATGACATCGAAGCGGTGCACATGCCGATCAACAATGCGGGCGTCCTGTTGGTGGCGGCAGACTGGGATACAGCAGGCGCCTGGGTGATCCAATGACCGTCCAGTTCCCCGAGATCCAGCCCACCGGCCACGAGTTTGGCGAGCCGGACTTCCCTGTGACCGAGATGCGCTCACAGTCCGGCGTGCGGTCGGTGCGTCAGTGGGGCGACCGCGCCAGCGATGCGCCGATGACTCTGGAGTTCGCCAACATCACCCAGGCGGCCTATGCGCTGATCAGAGCGGCGCACACGGCAGCACGGGGCAAGGTGTTCGACGTGACGTTCCCCGCGATCGTCGGCAAGAATCTCAACGATGTGGACCTGTTCAACCCCGGCCCTGGCCTGAAGTGGTACTGGACCAGCCCCCCTGAGGGCAGCCGTGTGCAGGGCGGCCGGCGAATCACCTGCCGGTGCACATTCAGGGCCGAGCTTAGACTGTAGGCAAAGGTCGAGGCCGCCCAATGACTGTCCCCAACGCAACGCACGGAGAGGTGCGATTCCAGGGCCAGAAGGTGGCCAAGGTCCGCAGCATCAGCATGGAAACCCAGCGGCAGACGCTCGAGACGACCGGCGTCGGCGACATGGATGATGAGTTTGCCTACGGCAAGCGCACCACCAGCGGATCGGCCACGCTGCTCTACAAGACCGACGATCAGGCCACGGTGAACCTGATGAATCGGATCTTTGATGATGGCGAGACGCCTGATGATCTGGTAATGACGATCTACAAGGGCGGCAGCAAGTCCATCTCCGGGCCGGCGCTGATCAATTCGCAGGGCATCGCCACCAGTGTGGGCGACAGCACCCAAGTCAGCATCTCGTTCGTGATCAACGGCAAGCCCAGCAAGGCGTTCTAATGGCTGTCGAAGGCCGCAAGGGAATTGTTCAACTCAGCCGAGAGTGGCCAGCCCCCACGGCGCTGGCTGATCAGCGGCTGCAGCGCGGCACCTCGCCATCGCTGGACCTGACTGATCTGGCGTTTCAGTCGGGCGATGAGGTGCTGCTGGTGGGCCTGCGCGGCGTGCCACTGGGCATCGGCACGAGCGGCTTCGCGCCATGCCCCGATGGCCATGCGTTCTGGACTGGCGGGCAGACCGCCGTGGGCCCTGCGCTGGCAGCACGGACTACCGGCGGCACATTCTGGAGCGCCAATCCCTCGGCGCCGTTCTGGGAGTCAGCAGCAACGGTCGGGTTTCAGCAGACCGCCACGGCCTACATCCACCGCGATGAGATGGACGACGTGCGGTTCTACTCCACCGAGCTCGACGCGATCAATGGCGGCAGCCAGGGCCTAATCCCGCTGCGCAATGTCTCGCCCGGCCCAATGCTGATCCTGCCGGCCTCCAGCCGCTCCGGCTATGTGGCCGCAGCACTGGCTCTGCTGCAGGCCATCGAGGACATGGAGATCCCCGATGGTGAGCAACCGGCCCAGAACCTGGCACCGGTGCCGCAGGTCTTGAGCGACACGGCAGCGGACGCGGAGGAACGCGGCTGGCTGATGCAGTGCGATCTGACTGGGTGGGTGTTCGAGATGGACGCGGCCCAGTTGGACCAGGAAGCGATCGGCCAGGCGTTCGGTGAGTACGCCAAGGGTGCCTTGCGCGGCGCTGGATCGTTCAACGGGGAGATGGATCACAGCCGCGTAGTAGGGGAGCAGAGCGGCCTAGGAATGCTCCGGCTAATGATGCTCACCAGCCAGGGCAGCAAGGCCCGAGCGCGGTTCCAACTGGTGGATCAGCGGACTAGCAACGTGGCCACCCACGTGCGAGAGCGGATCTTCTACGAAACCGACATCCTGCTGGGCAAGACGGCAGTGAACACCAGCGCCACCGATGTGATTCTGATCTCGGCGCAGTTCGTGGCGACCGGCCAGATCAGGCTGGCAAAGGAGGCTCCATAGCCTGAGGGCAGGAATCGAGCCGGCGTAACCAGATGAGCCAGCTGCAGCGGGCAGGGCAAAGCGGCGCCCTTGACGTGGCTGCCAGCCAGGCGGATGCAAAGGATCAGATCGCCGTCCTGATCGACATGCTCCGCCAGCTGGGCGGTAATGCCCGGGTGGTGGCGGGTGCGCTTGCGGTTGCTGACCCCCTGAATGCACCGTTCACCCTCTACGTTGATCCGTACATCGGCTCTGACCGGTTCGTTGGCGGCGCCTACAACAGCCACGAAGCCGGCGCAACCGACGAAGAGGTAATCGCGCAGAAGCTGAGGCGAATCGAGCTGCAGCGCCTGGAGTGCGGCTACACCTCGGCGCGGCCGTTCAAGACAATCAACCGCGCCGCAATCGAAGCGGCGATCATCACCAGCAAGAACTGGTACACCTATTCAGACCCACGCGCTCACGTGGACTGCGTGACCATCGTGCTGAGCGGTGGCGTCCACATCGTTCTGAACGACCCCGGCAGCGGCTCCACCAGCCTGGCGAGCTGGGGCACATCAAAAGATCCGACCCCGGCCGAGCTGATCGCGTTCAACCCCTCGACTGGTGGCGTGCTGCTGCCGCGTGGATGCTCGACGCGCGGGCTGGATCTGCGCAAGACCACCATCCGCCCGAACTGGGTGCCGGCGGTGGCGGATGAGGCCGCGGACTACAGCAACCGGCGGGCTATCGCGAAGATTTCCGGCACGGGATTCTTCTTTGACTTCACGGCCATGGACAAGATCGGGCATACCGAATCTGTCCACCTGCTGGACGTGTTCCATCCCGCCAGCAAGGCAGAGCTCGACACGTTCTACGCCAAGATCCAATCTGCCGTTGGCACTGGCGCCGACCTGGCGAGCGCCTTGCTAACGGCCCGGCCCAGTGAGCACGAGATCGTCGGCCCGATCGATCAGAGCCAGGCGCCCAGCTCGCAGTGGGACACCACCAGGGGCGCCAGCTCGTACATCTTCAACGTGTCGGTCCGCTCCGACCACGGCATGGGCGGGGCGTTCTGGGATGGCAACAAGCTGAGCGGACTGCGCAGCATGGTGTGCGCCAACTTCACCGGCACCAACCAGCAGGCCGACATGCGCTGCTGGCAGGTCTATGAAGGCGGCAACTGGGTAAGCCTGACCAACACCCCGCAGGACTACCAGAAGTACATCAACGCAGCGCCCGACAATGTGCGCCGCAATCCTGCACGCCAGACCCGGCACATCTCGGCAATTAACAACGCCTACATCCAAAAGGTTTCAATCTTCGGGATTGGCCAGTCTGAAGTGACGATGGTGGACTCCGGCGGGGAGATCACCGACAACGGCGGCAATTCAACCTTCGGCGGCTGCTCTGCCCTGGCGAAGGGTTACAAGGGCTTCGCCTTCAACAAGGACAAGAACTGGGCGATCGGCCGGGTGCGGGTGCCGCTGAACCTCAGCGAGAAAACCTCCAACATCCGCCGCGTCGAACTGGGCGTGGTAGCTGCCGTAAGCAGCTCGACAATTACCCTAACCAACGGCCTGGCAATCGACCCGAGCAGCGCCACCAACCCGGCAGCGCTGCAGGCTCTGGGTTATTCGTTCGCCTCGGGCACCAGGATCTGGATCGATAACCCTGCTGGCGCTGACTGGCGGGCCACGCTGAGCAGCAGCGCCTGGAGCAGTTCTGCGCCGGCATCGATCGGCATCACCGCCGCCCCGCTGCAGTCGGGCACCAATGAAGCGCCGGGTAATGACGTGGTGGGCCGCCGGGTCTACATCCGCCGCGTAGTGGACACCCGCACTGTGGCCGAGCGGCGCTGCAGCCTAATCCTCAACAACACGGCGAGCGCCAGACTGCCGCAGCGAAATGCAGCGCTCCAGACCGACCCGGCTCGCAGCAACGGCGCGATTGGCCGTGTACTGGCCGGCGGCGGAGAGGAAGTGCTGCTGGTGACCGCATCTGGCACCGGGCCACTGCCTGGCTCGGGTGTACTGCGAACCGGTGAAATCACCATCCGCCGTGGCGCCGCGTCGAAAACCTACGCATCAGGCACGTACTACCGCCAGGGAACGGTGGTAAAACACGCCGGCAAACACTGGCAGGCCACGCGCACATTCACCAGCTCCGGTGCATCGCCCGATCCGGCGTTCTGGGGCGAGACGTTCGTTCACATGCCCTCGGACTTCAACCCTGAGGATTCGATCAGCCAAGAGGCGCCCATCCTGGTGCTCGACACCGACACCAGCGACGTTGACGATTCAACCACCCTGGGTATCAACTGGACCACGATCTGGACCAGCGCTGGCCCTGTGCGAGATCAGTATCGCACCGCCACGGACTACCTGGGCGGGTACGCCTTCCTGCGGGCGCTGGGGTTCACCGACGCCGCAGCCCACGCCGCTCTAGTGCCGCAAGCTGCCGGCAGTCGTGACCGCGACCCCAGCAGCGCAACAGACTTCCCCACGGCGCCATCTGGTGGTGCTGCGACGGGGCTGGGGAATTGGGCGGTGGAGTTTCGGCGGCCTTCGACGATCAGGCTCTACAACCACCAGTGGGAGTGGGCCGGTTTTGGCAACTACTCCAGGGCCATGCCTGCGGTGCAGGGCGATATGTCGGAGTTCAACAAGTTCACCTACTACTTCACTTCCGCAGCTGGCGGCCGGGTGGTGCCCAAGGGCAGCAACGAAGACGGCTTCGAGGTGACACCCAAGGGCCTCGAAGACATCGCCACGGGGGCCACCATCAGCCCTGAATCACTCGGCGGCCAGACGCTGGACGAGGCGCAAAGGACGGACTTTCCGAACGGCATCCAGGTGGGCAGCACGGCCCAGCTGCAGGACGTGGTGATCACCGGCACCGCCGAGTTCGGCAGCCAAGCACAGGCGAAGACCACCAGGGCTGGCGCGGTGGAGCTGGCCAGCATCGCCCAGCTGACCGAACTGCCTGGCACGGTCGCCAGTTCTGATGCAGCGCTGGAGGGCGCCCCGGAGGTGGTGACGATCGGCGGCCTGAACCGCTGGCGGCAGGCGCAACGGCTGATCAGCGCTGCCACCGGCACGATCACGATCTACGTGCAATCCACGGCGGCAGACCGGACGCTCGATCAGATGTTCGACAGCCCGCCAACCGCGCCGGCCAATCCGATCCCGACCCTGGCGCGGGCGGCGGAGTACGCGAATGCTGTGATCGGCTTGGGCAACCAGACCGCAGAAATCAGGATCGCGCCGGGGCTCTACGACCCGGCGTCAGTGTGGCAGTGCAGCGTGGTGTTCAGGGCCAGCGATCCGACCCAGGCCGGCTGGCCGCTGATCTTCACCGAGACCGGCGACCCAGCCACCGCTGAGACCTGGTTTGACGGCTCGGGCTACGGCAACCTCACCACGCGTGTGAACTTCCGGGCATTCACGCTGCTGCTGCGCGACAACGCAAGCGCCGGAAATCAGCTGCACGTGAACACTATCGGCCGGCAGATGCGCTGCCAGCGTAGCGTGGACTTCCGTGGCGGGTTCCACTTCCTAGGGGTGCCCGAGCTGATCAAGCTGGTGTCCGATGGCGCGATCACCGCCGCACAATTCATCTCCGGCAGCGTCGCGCTTCCCAGTGGTGCATTCACCACCAACACCACTACGAACGTTGACACGTTCCTGAATCAGCTGAGGATCAGCAATGGCCGCAACCCGTCCTACGACAGCTGGACCACCACACCGGTGCTGCAGCTGGAGGGCAACAGCACGGACGTGGCGGACCTGCGCGGGATCATGTTCGGCCCGGCGCTGCCATCGCACAAGGAATCACTGGGCGCCACCCGTGCCCCGTACATCGCCACCAACGGCCTTGTGCAGCTGCGGTGGAGCAACATCTACCTGCGCGGAAGCGCCACTGTCACCAGTGCCGGTGCTGGCGTGACCAATGCCGTGCCGCTGTCTGGTGACGCGCACTACGGCTCCGCATCTGTTGCCACTCCTTGGACCTGGCGGCAGTTCCATCACACGTTCCTTTCATCGATCACCGATGAGCCCGTGGTGATTGATCAGATGGGCGGCAGGGTCAGTTACCTCCAGGGCACAGCCGATCGCAGCTGGTACCGGAACTCAACTGATACGCGCTATCTGGCGAACCACATTCACCTGCTCACCAGTGCAGGCGCCGAGCCTGCCGACAATGATTCGGGACCCTTCCTGGATCAGTTCATCCATGCAAAACGGAGCCTGACCGTCCGCGAGTCGTTCTTAACTGGATTCTCTGGTTCGTCAACCGGCAACGTGTCGCAGGGCTTTGTCGGCCGGTTTGGCTCCAATGGCTACAACTCCGTCAAGACCCGTGGCGTGCTGCTGGGCAATGAGGGCCTGGTAGATCAGGAGCGCGGCGCAACAGTGTTTCTTGCCGCTGATTCCAGGTTGGGCAGCGGAGCTCCTGACAACACCGCATTAAGTATCTTCAAGGTGGCAGGACTGGCAATCAATCAGACCACGCAGATCCTGCCTAAGTACGTCCCTAGCTCTGCCACCTTCGGCGCACCAAACCCGGTCGGCGGCACCGGCAAGGAATACAACCCCGTGATCACCGCCGCCGCTCTGAATCAGGCAAATGGCACGTTCTTCCTGAACATGGCGCTGAGGTCCTACGTGCGGGGGATCAGCCCCGAACATGGCTTCAACATCACCCCTAACGTTGTACTCTGATGACTCTCCCCTCCGATCCTGCCTACATCCCTGCCACCACTGATGATCGGGTGCTGGCGTGTGAGTTGTATCAGTGGCTGCTCAGCATGAACACAGACCCCTACGCATCGCACAGCTACGACCCTGGGCTGATCAAGGCGATAGAGGAGTGTGCGATGAGCAAGGCCTCCGCAGACTGAGGCAGATCCGCTCCGCACCAGTGGGACCCGAGCTCATTCTTACCGCTCTTGGCCTCTGCGGCGCAGGGGTCACAGCTCTCTGGAAGATCGCCAACGGCCTAGGCAGATTTGAGGCCCGCACCACCACCATCCTTGGGGGGATTCAAGAGATGCTCAGAGACCACGAAGAGCGGATTAGGGACGTGGAGCGGCGGGCGGAGGCGGGGCGATGAAACCCGACATGACCCGCCAAGCACCCGCGTGGCTAGGAGGCGTGACGGCCGGCCTGGCGATCGTCGGCGGCGTTGGTTACATCATTGATTGCCGCGTGGCGGGCGAGGAATTGGACAGCTGCTGGATGACCGGCCACAGCATGATCGCCCGCGCCTCTGACCTGGCCCTGGGCGCGGCTGCGGGCGGGGTGGTCGGGTACTGGACCAAGAACCCCGCCCTGCACCGCCGCGAGCGCGAGGATGGCCCCCCACCCGGCGCCCGGCGCCTCCCCACTGACCCCGACGCATGAGCGAGATCCATCCTACCGCCGATCTCTTCCTCGGCCTGCTGGCCTGGCTGCTCACAACCGGGTTCACCGAGCTGGTGGTGAAGCCTGCCTGGCGCCGGCTCTACCGCCGCGCTGATAAATCCCTCTCTGACCGCTTGCCTGATCTCCGATGACCTTCGCCACCTTCCGCGCCGCCGCCGAACACGTCGCCCGCGCCGGCACGATGACTCCGCACCAGCTGGCCGCCTGGGAGGCTGCCTGGGAGCGGGCCACCACTGAGCAGCGCCAAGAGTTCACCGACCTCTGGCGGGCACAGGGCAGCCCTGCAGCGCCGGCTCCGGGGGCTGAGCTGGTGACGATGGCCCAGGCCACGGCGGTGTTCACCAGGTCGCCCAGCGCCAGCCAGCTGGCGGACCTGAACTCCTGCCTGCGGAGATTCGCGATCAACACCCCGGCGAGGATCCGGCACTTTCTGGCCCAGGTCGGTCACGAATCCGGCGGCCTGCGGTGGATGCTGGAGCTCGCCAGCGGCGACGCCTACGAAGGCCGGCAAGACCTGGGGAACACCCGCACCGGTGACGGTCGCCGGTTCAAGGGCGCCGGGGCGATCCAGCTCACCGGCAGATACAACTACCAGCGCTTCGCCGACTACATCAAAGACCCCGACGTGATGGACGGGGCGGCCTACGTGTCGATCCGGTATCCGTTCACCTCCGCCGGATTCTGGTGGCACCTGAACGCGATCAATGCGTTCGTGGATCAGGGCGCCAGCTGCCGGCAGGTTTCGGCGAAGGTAAACGGCCGCGACCCCGCCAACGGCCTGGCGGATCGGGAGACCTACTTCGCTCGGGCAGTGGCGGCGATCTCGCTGGCTGGGCGGCCGGCGGTGGAGCTGCAGCAGAGCGCCCCAGCCCCGACCCCAGCAGAGCGCCGGCAGTGGGTGACCCAGATCAAAGCGCTCAACCTCAGCCAGCCTGATGCCTTCACCTGCCAGTCCGCTTCTATCGGCATGGGCGTGGGTGATCGGGACGTGGCCGGGATCCGCCGCAAGCTGGTGGCAAGAGGCGCTGCGGGCGACCCGGACGTGATGGCTGCCGTGATCCGCAGCTATAACCGGCCCTACATCCTCGACAAAAACGCCAGCCTGGCAAAATGCTATGAATGGTTGAAGGCTGGAGAGTTCTTGATCACTCACGGATGGTTCACCAACTCGGGCCATGTCATCTGCCTTGACGGGCTGAAGTCAGCATCCGAGCCGGGGTCCTACGTCTTTGACGTGAAGGATCCGTGGTCGGAGTTCAACGTCCAGACCTGGCGCTACGACTTAGGCGGCAAGTTCTTCGACGGCTTCTACAGCGAACTGCTGATCTACGCCACCTGCGTGGCCAGCACCAGCGTGGGAACTGCGCAGTCGATCTACCGCCAGGGCCGGGTGGATGCGAACCGCGGCGGGATGTGGGTTCACCGGTTCCTCACGAGCTGATGTTCTTCGATCACCAGATCGACCAGACCGAGCTCCAGCCCAAGAAAATCACCAAAGCCCGATTCAGGCGGCGAATCTTCGCCGAGTGGAACCACCAGTGCGCCTACTGCACCGACCCGGCGGACACCCTCGACCACGTGCTGCCCCGCTCCTGTGGTGGGCTGACGGTGGCTGAGAACCTGGTGCCCGCCTGCCGCCGGTGCAACGGGGCGAAATCCTCGACGGACTGGCGAGAGTGGTTTGAGGCCCAGGCCTGGCACTGCGTACATCGTGCAGCGCGAATTGATGGGTGGATTGGTAGTAGTCCGCACACTGAAGTATCCCCAGCCCTTGAGCCGTGACGATCACCGCCACCAGGCTCTCGCCTCAGCTGCTGGAGATACGGATTCCCTATGAGGTCACCACCGACACGGCGACCTTC